ACCATGACCTGCTGCACCCATTTGTCGGGATGGCCGCGCCGCTGGATCGTCGTGCCCTTGTGCTCCAGCAGCTTGGCGTCCAGCTTCGCGCCAAACGCGACCGGGCTGCCGCCGTCCGCACGACGATAGATCCATTTGTTCGCTTCCATCCACGCGACCAGCCGACGGGGAGGAACGCCCAGCACCTTGGCCGTGTCCGTCATGCAGGTGAGGCCGCGCGCATCGGTGATGCGGTCCAATGCCTCCGCCTTGGGCTCCAGCTTGGCGATGCGCTCACTCGCATCGAGCGTCAGGCCGGTGAGGTCCGCCAGAAGGTTTTGCAGCGTGGCGGGGTCGCGAAGGTCGAGCGCCGGGGCAGGGGCGCCATAACTGCCCGTTTTCCGAATGGACGGCAGCACCTCCGCAGTGATCCATTTGCGGAACCGGGCGGCCGCAGGCTTACGGCTCCGGATGATGAGGGCATACAGCCCGCTTTCGCTGATGGCGCAGACTGACTGCCTGCCGCCAAGGGTGTCCACTATTACTGTCGCGGTCTCATCATCTTCCAGCCGAGCAACCGCATCGCGGTGCTTGGTGATCCCGAGCACTTCGCAAACATCGGCAGCGATAAACCACGGCTGGCCCTGCTGGTCGATAATGCGGACATCGTGGGTGTCGAACTGAAACGGAACAATATCGTTCATCGTCATCTCCTGATCTGGAGGCGCACGGCGTCACGCGTGACGTCACGGTGATTAGGGCGCGAGAGGGCAGTTCAAAATTTTCGACGGGCTCAATTTTTGAGCCAGGGTGGCTCAATTTTTGAGCCAGTTACGCCTGTTCAGGGGTGGGGGTGGCTCAATTTTTGAGCCAGTGCCAACGGAAAACCGCCATTTTTCAGGGGTGGGGGTGGCCGGATTTTAAGCCACTATATAGATATACCATAGGGCTATGCAGAAAGTGGCTGCTCCCAGTCTCGATATTCATGGGTCGGCGCCGTCTGGCCTGCCGGCTGAAATGTCAGGCGCCAGGTCGGTGCCACCCGGACCTTGCAGTTGAAACCAGCCTCTCCGGTCATGGCGATGAAGCCGTGGGATTGCAGATCCTGAAAGGCCGCCATCACCGTGTTGCGGGCAAGGCCGATCGCATCCGCCGCCATGCGACCGCTCAGCACGATCTCGCCATTGTTGAGGCCGTTGCTCAGCTTGATCATGTGGACCAGCAGTTTCACGGCGTTCCCGCTCAGGTCGAGCCATGCGGGCGTGTTGGTCATGCTATGCGTGAGCATGGCGAAGGGCGGCGACCGGCTGCGGCCCTTCTTGTTCGTCTTGGCCATTCGCAGGCGCTCCCGTCACATGTGACGCTTGGCGACGTTTTATGACGCCAGCCGGCGGGGTGCATGTCCGGCCGTGTCCACCGGACATCCGCCGAATAGGGTGGACAAGCCGCTATCAGCCCTCTGCCTTCCCGGCCGCCGCCGCGCGCTCCTGGGCATCAAAGTGCTTGGCGAGGGTCGAGCGCCGGGCGCAGACCGTGCGGCCCTGCTTGAAAGTCGGCCAGCCGGATATTGCAATCTGATGCTTCACCTGCGGGACGGTCAATCCGACAAATTCGGCTATCGCCTCTAAGCCGTAAAGCAGGTCAGCTCCGCTATTTCCTGTGTCGCTCATGTGTCACTCCATGCGTCACAGCCGCGCCATGCGGCTGTATCCCTCTTAATGTTTTCAGATACTTACTCATCCGCACCCATCCGTCGTATCAGCGAAAAGAAAGGGGGCCGGAGCCCCCTGAAAGTGACGGTTTTCTGCGGGTTTCAGCCGCTTTTTTTGGCTTTTATCAATTTCCGTCGTGTAGAAATGCACGAAGGGCTTATTGGTGAACGGGTCGCGCAGCACGCGGATGCCGACGCGGTCGATCACCAGGTAGGTGGCCGCCATGTCGCCGAACAGCATTGAGACAAGCCCCGTGGCGATGTTGGGCATGCCCGGCACTTCCACGACAGGGTAGCCGGCCAGCGTCGAGGGCTCGCCAGCAACGAAGGAAGGCTGCCAGATGTAATTACCCTGGCCATCCTTCAGCTTGCGGAGCTTCCCGAGCGACGAGCGATTCAGATAGAATTTGGCGTTCGCGTTCCGCTCGCTCGGCAGCGAATAGACCAAGTCGACCACTTCGTCGGTGGTGACCGCCGCGGCGCCAGCCGCGGTGATGCCGGTGATTGCACCGAAGGGGTGCTTCGCGGCATTCACTGCGCCGGTGACATAGGTCAGAATGCCGTCGGGCTTGTTGGTGCCGTTGCCGCTCAGGAACGCGATGTTTTCCTGAATGGCGAACTCGCCGTCAACTTCGTCGGCCAGCCACTGCTCCAGATCGATAGCCGCATCATCCAACGCCGTCTGAGTGATGGCAGGGTTGGCATAGAGCTCGCCGGTGGCGAATGCGAGGCTGCTCAGGCCGGGCGTTGCGGTCGCCGGACGGGCGGCGGTTTCGCCGACCCAGCCGGACCCGATCACACCGTCATTATAGACGCGCGAGAAGCCGTTCCCGCTGATGGTGATCACCTGCGCGTTCGCGCGGATGGGTGAGAGCTGCTTCAGCTTGTTGGTGATCGTGCGATCCCACTCCACCGGAGCGAGATAGCCACCATCGGCGGCAGTGCCGACCGACATGGCGGCGGTGATGTCGCCGCGGCGCATGTGGGCTTTGAACGCGGTCAGATATTCCGGATTCGTCGGCTCCATATCGCCCGGCGCACCGCCATTGAGCTTTGCGGCGGCGATCTGCTTCGCCTGGTCGTCGATGGCGGCGGTGATCTCGTCCAGCGACGCGTTGATCTTCTCCAGCTTATCGGTGGTGATCACGTCGGTCTTACCCGCCTTGATCTCTTCCAACTGCTGGGTGTGGGTCGTTTTGAACGCCTCAAAGGCGGTCGCCAGTTCGGCGATGGAGGCGGGAGCCCGAGCTTCTGCGCACACCGCGAGAAGGCCGTGGCTCAGCGCGGCGGTGCCGCACACGAGCGCAATCTTACTCATCTGTATTTCCCTCTTTCTTAGACGGTCATGGCCTGGAGGAGGCGAGCCATCGCCTCCGATTCGCCAGCGCGCGGCGTGGCAGGGTCGGGCTCGGTAGCGCGAGGCGTGCCGGTCCCTATCGCGCGATACAGATCACGCCGCTCGGAGCGCGGCATGTTGTGCTTCGCGAGAAACTGGTCGAGGCTTTCCTTGTCGGTGGGATAGGCATCGGCTGCACTGGCATAGACCGGCATCTGTGCCTCCCGGTCCATCAGCAGGTCTGCCAGCCCCGCGTCGATCGCATCCTGACCGCGAAAATACCTGTCCTGGCCCTCGATCATCGCAGCGAATTCCTCCGCCGGACGGCCCGAGCGAGCGGCATAGGTTTCGCACATGGCATCGTCGATGTGGATCAAGGTCTGGACGGCTTCACGCATTTCGGACTTGGTGCCGAGGAACAGGCCGCGCGCCTCGTGGATCATGATCTCGGCGTTCGCAGCGATAGCCACCGTGTCGCCCGCCATTGCAATGACAGAGGCGGCCGACGCGGCGATGCCCAGAATTTCGATATCGACAGCTGCATCATGACGGCGCAGGAGATTGTAGATCGCCACGCCCTCGAAATAGTTGCCGCCAGGCGAGTTCATCTCGACGGTGATGGGCTTGCCGTGCAGCTGGCGAAGCGCCGCAGCGATCCGCTTGGCGGTCACGCCACCGCCCATACCGTCATCCCCGATATAATCGAAGATGGAGATGGTCGAATTACCGTCGGCAGCCGCCTTAACCTCGAACTTCTTGAAGTCGTCAGCGAGCGCGCGCGTTTCGAATTTCCAGTCGGTGCCGCCGGCGACCAGCGGCATCTCTGGGGGGCGGGCCGCAAAGACCCGCAGCAGGGCGTTACGCTGCATCTTCGATTTCCTCTTTCGCAATCGCGGCGGCAGTGGTGCCAGGACGAGGCAGTTCGTCACCGTTTGGCACAGGGTTGCGGTCGAACGCCTCACGGACCTCATTGGGCAGCATCCAAGCTGCGTTCGGTCCGAGTGCAGCCTTGAAGAACTCCGCCTGATCCTTGAGAGAGCCGCGCAGCAGCGCGCCCTCATTATATTTCGCATAGAGCGTCTGCTGCTCAGCAGGGGTTAGGCAGCACATCCACACAGCCTCTTCCCAGATGACGAACCACATCATCAGGCAGTAGGTGACGAAGAACAGGCCAAGCTGCTCAATGCCGCTGCCCCAGCTCGTCTCGTCAAACATGAGCAGCGGGCGCGGCACGCCGGTAAATCGTGCGACTTCTTCCCGCTCGCCCTGAATCAATTCGTGCAACTGGGCGTCTCGGGCGTTAAACCCGAGCGTCTTCGCCTTCAGTCCTTCTTCCAGGATCAGCCAGTCATGCTGCGCGCCAGTGCCAGCATAGTCTTCCAGCAAGCTAGCCTTCAGGTTCGCGATGGCCTCTTCGCCCAAGGTTTCGTCGGTTTCCAATGCGCCGCGCGCCATGGAGCCGTTGCTGAGCAGGCGGCCTACGGCCTCCTGAGCGCGTGCCGAAATCCCCAGCGTGTCAGCGCATATGTCGAGCAGTCCGACCCCCTTCAGGCCGTCGAGGCTGATCGGCGAGCGAAAATGGAACACATCATCCTGCTGCAACGTAACGGTGCCGCCTGACGGGCGCTTGTATTCGAAGGTCAGGTTGAAGGTGTCGGACAGTTGCGGCCGCACCGCACGACGGGGCAGGGGAACCAGCTCCCGCACGGCTCCGCGCGACTTCACCTTCAGCGCATAGGCGTTGCCGTCCATGAGGGCGGCTGTTTGCATGAAGCTCTTGAACTGGCTGGCAGTTTGAAAGCTGTTCGCCTTGCGATGCAGGACATTGAACAGCGGGTGATCGGTAGCCTTCTCAGTGGTGCCGTCTGCTTTTCGGCGCATGAGCTGCAGCGGCAGCATGCCCATTGATCCCGCGACCAGTGACAGCGCGCGATAGAATGTGCTGTTCCGCAGCGCCTTGCGTTCGCCGACAGCGACACCTGCAACCCCCGTCCGCCCGTCACGCAGCATGCTGATCAGGGCGGGGTCCGTCAGGCCATAGGTGTCATAAGCTATGATGGGCCCGGACAGCTGCGGGCCGGTGGCGACCACGCTGCGCGATGCACCGACTGAACGGCGGAAGCCGGACGCGCGGCGATAATCATCGGGAGACATGCCTGACATTGAGCCTCCCTCACCCTCGCATGCGGATGACGCCGCGCTGGGCGTAAACAGATTTCTTCTTCGGCTCTTCGAGGGCGATCTGCCCCATCGCCATCACGAGGGCGACCATGCCGTCGATCCGGCCGGTCGATTTCGCCTTGTTCAATTTCCGGTCGCCGGCTGCGTTCTTTTCGACAACGGCGTTGGCGGCGCACATGGTCATAACGGGATTGCCGCCGTGCACGACCTGCTTGTTGAGGAACGCGATCTCGGTGACATCCATGGCGGGAGCCATCGACACATGCCCTTGCCCGAACGGTTCGAACGGGAGACGGATGCCCAGCTTGGACATCTGAGCCTCCAGCGTTTTGAAACGGTATCGGTCGAAGCCGATCTTCGCGACGTCCAGCCCGTTGCAAATGCCGCCGATCTTGGCGGCCACGAATTCGTAATCGACTGCGACGCCGGGCGTCGTTTCGATCAGGCCCTGCTTGACCCACACATCATACGGCACGCGGTCGCGTTTCGCATGATCAGCGACGGTGGCCTCTGGTTTCCAGAACCACGCCTTCACATGCCATCGCCCGTCCTTGCCTCTGGCGATCAGCACAAAGGCGCAAAGGTCGGTCGTCTCCGCAAGATCAAGGCCGCCATAGACCGGGCCGGTCAGGAAGGCGTCCTCATCGATGGGGCCGCCACCCTCCGACCACACCATGGGCGAGATGAACGGCGAGAAGCGGTTCACGCGCTGGTTGAGGTACAGGTTGCGGAAGCCGTTCTCCGCCGATGGCATGCGCGCCGCCTTTTCGGCCGCTGCCAACAGTTCCACCTCAGACCGGAAGGTGCCGAGCGCCGGGTTGGCCGCACGGTGGGCCGCAGGGTCGAGCACGTCGCAGTCAGGATCCGCCGCGTAAACGTGGCAGACTATCTTCGGATCGCCCGATCGCTTCGCATCGTCGATTTTGATGCTGAGCATGTCGGCATCAGTCGGAGCCTGCGTCGAGATGATCAGGCGGAGAGCATCGTCATAGGCGCCAGAAGCCGTCTCGATGGCTTCGACAAAATCATCCTGCGGCCCGCGTACCTGGCCCAACTCGTCGAGAATGGCGAGCACCGGCGAAAGGCCGTGCGCGGTGTGACCGTCGGCAGCCAGCGCGCGATATTCGACATTCCGCGCGAGACCGATCAGCCGCTTGCCCGACGGCACGATTCGCACCAACTTCGACAGGTCGGCCGATAGAGTGACCATCTTCGACGCGAGGTTGAAGACAAGCGCGGCTTGGTCGCGCGACCGTGCGCCACTGACGATCTGGCTGTTCAGCCGGGCCTCTGGGCCGGCAATATGAGCGAGTAAGATAGCGGCGATCAGGCCGGACTTGCCGTTCTTCCGCGCGATCGAAAGGATTCCCTCCGACGTTCCGGCCGGATTGTCATATACGTCGAGGATGAACTTCTGTTGGAAGCCGTCCAGCCGCATCGGCTTTCCGACCAGCTTGCCCTCTGGCACCAGGCAATAGCGGTGAATGAACGCGATGACGCGCTCGCCGCGTGTCACTGGATCGTCGACGGCCTCGCCAGGAGGTCGTCCCCATCACCCTCCATCGGGTTATGTCCCGCCTCAATGGCCCTTGCCTGCTCGCGCCGTTTGCTGACGTCGCGCTGTTCCCCGTTCTTTGACCTATTGTCCAAGCCCAGCGCCCGGCGGAGCGTGACGATGCGCCGGGCGAGCTTATCGCTTGCCTCGATCGTCATCATCATGGTGGACACTTTGACGTTGCCGCCACGGTCGACGGTGAAGGCTGCAACCTTCTCCGCATCGGCCATGGCGCGCGCCAGATTGGCAGCGACCGCGAGATCGGCGTCAGTCCACTCGGACTTCGCTCGCTCGGAGATCACCGCCTCCCAAAACGGCTTGTCGCCGCGACGGATCTTTATGTGGGAGGGCGGCGACAGATCACGGGCTGCCGCCGCCATCACGGCCACGGCGCCGGCCGCGCTGTCGACGCGCTGGCGACGGCTCATAGAGCAAATCCTGTGTTAGCAATTTAAATTGAGGGAGCGCCGGTGTCCGCGACCAGCCTGCTAAAACTTTTGCCCTGGGGGGCTATTCCATGGATGCCTGGGGTCAAGTGGCATCCCATCGGCCCCGCACCCTCCAACGGCGCGATGCCCGAACTGCTCCGCTGTCACGTCGCGATGGCAGTCGTCGCAGAGGTTCCGCGTATTTTCATCATCGTCGCTGCCGCCGAGCGCGAGCGGCTGAATATGATCGACGACAGTGGCGAAGACGGTCAGCCCCTTGGCATCGCACCTTTCACAGAGCCCATCGGTGTGCGCTAGCCGCTTCTGGCGCTGCCGCATTCCGGCGCGGCCACGAAGGCGCTCAACCATGACCACGGACTACGGCTCGAACCTGTGCAGCGATCCGCTCCGCCTCGCCGATGATGCGATCGGACCTCGCAACAGATCGAGACGGCTCGCGCATGTCGAAGGCCAGCATGTGCAATTCACCGGCAAGCCGCTCCATCTGATCGGCCGGCGAAGGCTGCTGGATCACATGCGGCGCTCCACATACATGAAGCGCCCGCAAGCCTCTCGGCTCCGGGCGCAATTCACGACATTGATGATTTAGCTATCCGACTTTTCCGCAATGCTCAAGCGCAAATGCGCATGTAGAGCGCAAGGGTGTCGAGGGTATCGCGGATCTGCGCGAGCGACCGATAGTATCGCCTGCCGCCATAGCGGGGCAGGTCGTCATGCACGAGCAGCCGATCCATGAAGCCGCGCATCTCGAACGGGATCTGCTCCCGGCACTGCCTGACGAACTGTCGGGCGCGCACCTGGGCTTCCGTTCGCGCGAGGCCATAGCTGCACTCACCGACGGTGGTGCGCTCGCCATAGCTGGCGGTGACGCTGGGGGCGAGCGCGGCGCGGGCATGCGCATTGCGATAGCATTCGCCGGCATACCATTGGTGCCAGTTCAACTGGCCGGCCTTGTGCAACCGGTCCAGCGTGGACGATCGGAAGCGGCGCACCCGCCCGATCGGCTGTTCGCGCGGGTCGATCAGCGCGGGATCGACGAACTCGCTGTCATCGCCCTTGGCGAGCCGTTCTGGCGTCGCATCAACGGGCGGCACATAGGCCACCACCGCCCGCGATTTCTTGATCTTCGTCCTGTTCCTGCGCGCCATCTTGAAA